GTATCCCATTGTGCCCTTCCAGAGGTTGGCCGAGTATCCACCGTTGTACGTGCTGTGAATTGTTTCAATTTTAATCATGTTGTTTCCTTTTGCGTTGTTGTTGTTGTTGTTTGTCATGTTCTTATTATATAAGTATTATCGTCATTTGTCAACCCCACACAGCAGCAATTCCGGTTATTTTCTCAAAGTAATTAAAATAGTTCTAAGTCATTGGTAGCAAAGGGGTTACGGCGAGCGGGGCCGGGTAGAGTAGATATAACCCTATATATAGTCAGGATTTAGGGCTAATCTATTAAATTTGGATCAAGCAATCGATATTTAGAAATAATTTATCAAATTTGATCAATAAAACCGATAGAGTAGGTGGGGTTTTTCTAATCTGGGTCATTATCGGACGAAATAATAGGAAAGTCGCAGGTGGTTCAAACACAATAAAACCTACCAACCTAAATGTCCACTTTTAATTAAATTAAATGACACTCTGCTAAATGTCCACTTTACCCCCACCCTTCTTCAGGCTGCTCTAAGTCTTTGTCCTTATTATAGTCCACCAACAGTTCCTCTCCATTTTCAATATTGCTTAGAGTTACTAAATATTTATAATCCCCAAACGTCAGCGAACGACAATTAGGTTTCACAGAATGATTATATGAACAGTTCGGTATTAAATTAATCCACTCTAAAGCGCCGCTGGTTTTCTTATGCGTCTCAAAAAGAACCTTATTAGCCCCCAAGTCCTTTGTCGCAAATATACCACTTCCTTGTACCTTACTCTCTTTTAATTCGAAGTCGCTCATGTTTCCTCCAACTCACATCTGCCACGCCCACTTTTCTTAATGATGCCTAATCGCTGACGTAGCTTTCGTACCGCATCTAATGTTACAGGTCGTTTATTTCTCAAACCTAATTCTATAGCTAGGTCTTTGTCTTTAATGTGAGCAGCGTGCTCTCTAACGAACTGCTTGTCTTTTAGTGTCCATTTGGTATTCATATTATATATTGTGCCAAAAAGTGGTCATTTGTGTATATAATATTATAGCTAAGGGAGGCTCTAAGAATGAAAAAAATTATCAAATCTATTGAACCTGTAGTAATTGCCGCTAGCGGAGTCGATGAGCAGGCCGTTTCTCAAGCAAATTTGTCCACAGAGAAAAACATGCAACAACTTTTAGGAGAATCAAATGAAACTGAAGATAGTGTCGGACGGGACTGCGGAGAACACCCACATAATGAATGCGGAAACTGAGGAAGAGATCGAGAATGTAATTAATTTGGAAGTTAGCGTGGATGCGTTTAATGTAGAGGCGGCATTTTTGGTACGGAATCCTGAACTGTCTCTTACTAATATTGATGCACAGGAGGTTCAAGTTGGTGACAATACCATCCAATATGACGGAGGAACAAGTACTTCAGACGATCAATAATATAGCAAACAGATTAGCGGCAAAATTTAAATTCGGCTATCATGAGCTTGAAGATATGAAACAGCAGGCTCGTCTATTTGCATGGGAAGGTCTTACAAATTACGATGGAGTAAGGCCGCTAGAAAATTTTCTCTGGACACATGTTCGCAACCGTCTTTATAATTTTAAACGTAATAACTTTGGCAGGCCCGATAAGCCTTGCGACGTTTGTCCGTTCTATGACAAAAACTTTATAAATTTCAAAGGATATGGGTGTAAAGCATATGACAATCATGAAGAGTGTGATTTATATATGGGGTGGATGAATAGGAATGCGGCAAAACGAAATATTATGAATACGGCGAAATTAGAATTAGATGTACAAACCGATAACTCAGTAGAAGAAATTGTTGACCGCAAATATATTTATGAATTAGTTGATAGTTCCTTATCAGTACAACATCGTGAAGATTGGATTAGATTTACTAATAATTTGAAACTGCCCAAAGCACGTAAAGAAATCATTGTAGAGGCGGTGCTAAAGATATTGAAAGAAAACGATATTAATCATGAGCAAGAAACGTTGTAGATTTTTTAAAAATAACAGAATAGGATAATAATTATGGCCGTAACACAAAGTGCTGCTTTCTCTTCAAGTTTAAGTTTTAATGAAACTACCACCTTGGGTGATCAGACTCAAGTTGAAAAGTATTTTTTAAGTGATAGCACATCTATACCAACCGGAACGGGTGGTACTCCCACCAACTATTTTAATTCATATGCAAAGTCTACCGGTACTCTAGCATCTGGCGACACTCTAACTCTTGATTTTACAGCCATTCCTCATCAAGCAATAACTGGTGGCGATGTAACCAGAACGTTTCAGCATATAAATGCCTTTTATTTTGAACCTACTAGCTCTACAGGAGTTGACGACACCTTTATTATAAGGGCTACCGGAACAGCCGCTTTCACCAATTTGTTTTACGGTGGATCAGGTGGTCCTGCGGGACATCCAGTTAGAGCTTATGCTCCCTTTAATTATGTGGATTATTACGGAACTAATGTAGGGGAGCCGTACCCCGGCGCTCCCGGCGCTAGTAGCCAAGACTACATCACTATCTATAATGCTGGCTTCTCCGGTGGACCTTCGGGCCTTGACTATAAATATATGGCAGTAGGCTTTACTGGATAATAAATATGGCTAAAAAGCGCGGCAAACTTTCCATTGACGAAATGAATTTCATTCGGCAAAATTGCTTTGATATTTCCATAGCAGAAATTGCTGAAACTTTAAACCGCACTTCAGCGCCGGTACAAAAGTTCATCGATAAAGAAAACCTCAAAATGAGGAATATGAGTGATGATGAACATCTTCTAGTAGGATTAAGAGGCCGCTATTATTTTAAAGAGTTGAGGAAACAATTTAGCGACCCTGAATTAATTTTTTTCGAGCATCAGTGGATTGACTACTTTAAACAGTTTTCTGAGGACGTTACTCATACTGAGGAAATGGAAATATTAGAGGTTATAAGAACCGAAATACTTATTAATCGTGGCATGGAAGATCGACAGGAAGTTCTAAGGAATATTGAAAGATTAAATAAGTTGATTGAGGATGAAATGGATAAGCCACCGGGAGCACAAGACATGCAGGCTCTCGCTTCTTTTCAAACACAGCTAGGCGCAGCTATATCATCTAAGTCGGCGTATATTAATGAGCACGAAAAGTTATTGACAAAAAAAGAGCGGCTGCTTAAAGACCTTAAGGGAACGAGGGAGCAGCGAAAAAGAAATGCGGACGATGCTAAAACCAACTTTACTTCTTGGATACGTCAATTGGATAGTAAGGAGGCTAGAGTTAAAGAGGGGTTTGATATGGAGGTGCATAGGGTTGCCGCTGAGAAGGCCGTAGAGCGCCTTTCTGGCTATCATGAATATGAAGATGGCACTGTGGATCAACCAATTTTAAATGCGGACACTTTAATTGAGGAATAGGATTATGACAAATTGTCGTTATTGTAAAAAAATCATGACAGTAGTAAAAAGACGCAAGAAAGGTCGTTGTGGCTTTAACTTTTGTGATATTCATTGTTATACCACATGGCGTAAGTCTTCTGAAGGTATAGAAATTATGGAGAGCCTTATCGCTGATGGTAAGACTAAAACGGCTGGTCGTCCCAAAGGCGTATTTAAGGTTGAATTTGATCAACTTGAGTTTGAAAGAATGGTTTTATATGAATTTCCTCGATTGCACATGTTGGCTGAAAAATTTAGTCTTAATCAGAACACTGTTCAATATCATAGAAACCAAACATTACAAAAGTATGGTATAGATGCGACTTTGTATAATCGCATAGTGAATAAAAAAAATCCTACCGCATCTAAAGCTTTGCGAATATCGAAAGAAAACATTTCAGAAAGTAAAGAATTTTATCAACGCAATATTATATTGACCTTTTGGAATTATGATAAAGACAGGTGGGATGTACCTACGGGATTAAAAAAATTAGCCAAACTACGTAAGTGTAAGAATACAAAGTACATTAATTCGGTATTGCGTGTAAAAAAAGAACTTGAATTTCATAAACTGTCTTACTTTATTAAAAAGCCTTATGGTTATAGCATACCCTCTGGATTAAATCTCAAACGCTCATCTTCATCTGGTAAAAGTCAATATAATAAATTTGACCTACTCAGACCTATAAAGTTAGAACGTATTAATATAAATGCCGAAGGCTGTGATCGATTTTATTGGAAGTGTCAATGTGATTGCGGTAATCAATGTATAAAGACTGCCACGTATTTACTTTATTATCATAACATGGCAAGTCGCAGGAAAGCACAACTAAAACAATCTTGCGGATGCGAAAACAAACGAATAAGTCGATGGGCAAAGTTGGATATAGATCCTAAACACTTTAGTAGAATTAAACAAAGTGCAAAGGCTAGAAATTTAGAATTTAACATTACACCCGAATTTATTCATGAGTTATTTTATAAACAAGATCAACAAAGTGCGATTACCGGCGTACCTCTCGTATTACCCAAATATGAAGGGAGAGGAACCGGGCTATCCAATAACCCTTCAGAAAATGATGACTATATAGCATCGTTAGATCGTATTGATTCAAACAGGGGATATACAGAGGATAATGTTTGGTGGATAGGTCGTAGAGAAAATATATGTAAATCGAATTTATCTATGACAGATTTAGAAGATTTTTTTAAAAATGGTTATGAAAATTTAAAAAAATGTAAAAGGCTACAACGTCTAATTGAAGCAGGAGGAGTAGGATAATGGATACTAAAATTTGCACTAAGTGTGGAGAAGAGAAACCTGCGACGACTGAATATTTTCATAGATGTAAA